ATAGATCAAAATTCAAGAAACTTGAAGTTACGCCAGTAGCTTACCACCAACTGTAGGCTAAATCTCTATTATTTGCCTATACAGTTGATTGATAAGGCCTATTTCCTGGGAATACCATAAGAAATGCTTATCCATTCGCATTGGTTGTAATTGGTAACATTATCTATTTTTAACAAGAAACAGTTTGAACTGCAAATTCTTTAGGTATTCTGGTATTTAATTTTAAGCTAGGGTTGAGCACTTATGCAACATAAGCCCCAGCATTATAGCTGAAACGGTCAGCACTGTCAAGTGGATGTACACCAGCTAAACGCCGACCAGCAGCCTTTATTTGAATAGTTTTTGGATGTATCTCGGGCATAGCTTTTATTAAATTAGCTTTAAATTCTTTTGCATGCCCTCTCCATGGTTTTAAGCCAGTCTTTATATCTTAATGAAGAACTTTGCGGCCTGGATTTTATTCCTTATATTTTGCAATTGCCGCTTTTTTCTTGGCTTTTCTTAAGGCCTTAGCCTAACCGTTGTCCTTTGGTGGTTTATTTTCCATGTTTGGATAATAAATTATAAAAGTGGTTTCCCTGAGTATCTGTTTGGTTAACAAAATCTCCAAGACCTGCCAATTTACAATAATCATCTAATAAAATATCTTTATCCAACTAAAGGGCGGAGAGATACAATCTTTCACCTAAATAATTATGAACATATTTAAAATATTAATCTTAATTTAGCTTGCTATGTTCATATTTTTCAAATTTCCATTTATAATCTTAATTTAATGTTTCTTACAAGTTTACAATTTAAGAAGATTTTAATAATTCCTTCTAGGCTCTTGTTACTGCTCTGAAATAAGGCTCTAAATACATTTCATCTAAGAAGTGATATTACAAAGTGATATACTTAGCTATCTCTATAACTTAATTATCTACATTATTCATCTTTGGTTTATCACTTAAATTTTTTAATATAAATCTAAAGTCTCTTTACATTCTGGCATTTGGGCCTAATAAAACAATTTTTGACAAAAATCTGCCTTCTCCTTAAAATATTTTCCAATAATTTTAATCATTCTTAAATTATAAACCTAGTCCATAATTTTAAGGTTTTGGTTCTATATTATGAGGGAAACAATAATTACTCATAGCATATTTAATTCTAATTAATAAATTAACATCATTTGAACTTAAGAAACTGTCATCCCCTGCTACTAATAAGAACACTTAACCTGTGTTATCTTTATAATTGTATTCAATATTTAAATCTTCAAAAATCATAAGATAAACACCTAAAGTAATCAATGTATTGGACAAAGTAGTGCTAGCTTCACCTGTTTTTGTTGTACCATTGATTATCATTTTCTAAAGTACTTTTTATTATTTAGTTTAAAAATCTTTCCATA